GAGCATCATTGCGACAAACCACAGAGGAATAAGGTATAGGATTGTTTTAGTCATATTATGTCTCTTCTCGTTTTAGCGACTTTCTACCTCGACGTTTACCTAATTCTTTCCAGGCACTTTCATTCGCGTATATGCTGCCTAGAAAACCAAGTCCCTTTCTCATTTCGGGATAGAGACTGTGATGTAATAGCATTGTATCTTCATCACAGTTCCTTGGGGCAAAACCCATGCGATAGAGGTAACTTAAATCAAACAGACCATTCTGGAAGATTTTCGATACATCACATTCGAGTAACGCTTTGACCTCATACCATGCCCGTAACTCATCCTCAAATGTTGGCCAGTAATTTGACCAATCAGTATTGATAAATGGAATAACTATCGAGTCGGATGAAGAACGGGCGAAAGAAATCATGCTAATTTGACTCATTTCCGTTTCAATATCTACTCCATATCGTTCCGCCGGACGGCGACGCCACTCACGAATATCTTCTATTGTCGGATTGATTGTGATATAACGATGCTGTCTGCGAATTTCTGGAAACTCACTTTCGGTTTTAGCCTTCATCAAGTCTGCAACGGTTATAGGCCGAACAGACCAATTCTGCAATACTGCACTTGGATGATAGGTGGGAAGAACCTTTAGCTTGAACCTATCAGACCAAGTAACAGAGCCACGAATAGAGCTAATACCTGTTATATTTAACACGGCCAAGCAGGCCGTGTTGCCCATGGCAATCACTATATTCGGGCGAACAGCCTCTAATTCTGCATATAGGCGGTGAAGATGGGGTAGGACTAGCTCATGAAGGTATTTGCCCTGCTTTAGGGGAGGTAACTGTGCTCCCGCCCCGGCCTCGGCTTTACGACAAGACCAGTGATCGAGATTATTGTCTGGCGGGCGAGCAGCAAAAACGTTGGTAAGAAGAAGGTCGGAGTTTTTCCACCAATTACGCATGTAGGTTTCATATGCTTGGCCAGCAATACGCGGATGGGTGAACTCAGAGGTAATACCTGCCTCGGATAGCATTTGAGCAAGTTCAATTCCTGCATACCAGACAAATGGCGTCTCCCACGTATCTTCATGCTGGCCCCAGGCTTCACCAATGAGCATGATTTTGGCATCACGCTTGCCGGCGGCGTAGGCGAAAGGCTCATAACGACCGCTGGCCTGGCACTTCTCATGCAACAAAGTGAGGGCTTCAAGGTCGATCATTTATGCTTCTCGTTTAGTTCACCAGTAATGGCGGAGTAACCACACTGATCGATAAAATGGTCTCGTATAGGTTCACCCCATTCAGCCCGGCACATTTTCAGTAGAACCATCATTTGGCTCACATCATACGGGCGGATGGGACCATCTTGATTCTTACGATTGAATAGATAAGCTTGCCACATTGCAGCAATGGCAATAAAGCTACGCTCCTTATCTCCATGAGTAGTATTGCGTGTGCCATCTACAATGCGAGTGGCTTCGCGAAGAATATCACCTGCAATAGTATGAGAAGGCTCAGTGACTTGTTCGAGAAATACTTCTAATACTCCTCCACACTTTTGACAATACCAGTGTGGAACCATCTCGTCTCCATCTGGGACATTACATTTCCGCGCGGGACAACTGTTCGGTATTGGACAGTCTTTAGGATGTCTTTGCATTCTTCACTCCTCTGGGACTATATATGTATCAGCAGGTTTATATACACCAACTTTAGCAGTAGTATGAATATAAACGTGCTTTTTATAAATTATCGCATCTGGCCACTTTGCAAATGGTGGGAGAGATAATATCATATGGCCAGTGCCACTTTCTGTCAGCAATGCAGCCATCATGTCGAAAACACCTTGTCATGGAGTTTACTCAATGCTCGTGCCTTCCTCAGCGCCGCGTTGGCATTGGCCACGTGCTCGGTATTTTGGTCAAGGCCAAAAACAAACTCCGCCCCTGCATCTTCAGCGGCGCGAAGAGCACTACCACTTCCGCAGGTCGGATCGAGTAGATGAGTATGTTGATCGACCAGGGCACCAAAGAAGTATTTCAACATTGGTTCGGGCTTGGTAGATGTATGGAGAGTTTTGTCTGTCGGGCCAGAGTAGACATTGGATACGACTTTAACCAATGGCCTACCCCCGCGAGTGAGTAGCAAAGCCGACTCATACACCTGTCGCTGGTATTTCTTCGGGTCAGGGCAGATGCCGCTGTTGTCTGACTTAACCCAAATTACTGGTGTAGGATTGACTTCAAACTCTGGCATGTTGGACTTGAAAAAACGAACGGTCTCGGTGTATTTCTGCATCGAGAACCAAAACATAACATGAGCAGAGTGACTGATGAAATTATCTCGATGAGTGGCAAAGGCTTCTAACAGTGCCCAATATACATCAGGATCATCATCGTAGAAATCACCAACACGAGCCATCTGCTGCCCGGCAAATGCCTTTATCCCATATGGGAAGTCACAATGAATGAAGTTGAACAACGGGCCACGATAATTAGCAACCCATTCGATAAAGTCCGCACATAGGATTGAGTCCTGTAGCGGCGGTGGAGATGCCAAGGGTAGAATAATTCCCGTCTGTTCACTTTCTCCTATGGGCTCAGCCTTCGAGATAGACTGTGTTCGTCCTGCCTCGATAATCTTTGATAGCATATTGTCTTTCTTACGTTCGTCCTGGCGAACTAGTATGTTATATGCCGCAGTAACAGTTACGCAAGAATCAATTCTTGGATCATTAAAATCTTCATCAACACGAAGTGCGCGAGTTATATGCGCAGTTGAATAACCCAACTCCTCGGCTGTTTTTTCTTGACTCCATTCTTTATCGTTAATTTGCTTAAATAAATTATGTATTCTGACAATGGCCTTCACTTCATCCTTCCAGAATAAATCTTCCCGCTTGATGTTTTCTTCAAGCTCAATTGCTAAAGCTTCTTCGGGAGACAATGAGTCAAAGTAGCGAACAGGAACGCTAACGCCGAGTTTGAGACAAGCTGTAAGACGACGTTCACCAGCTATTAGCTTCTTATTTCTATCAATAATAATAGGGTGCAAAACACCACGCTTCTTGACAGACTCAATCATACTACTAATATCGAGTTCACGCCGCTGTCTATCGTCCCGGTCGATAGTAATAGTGGCGGGATCGAGCAAGTCATAGTCTTGTGAGACAGGCATCACTTAACTCCATGTTGTTTCAAGCAGTCATCAGAAATACAATTGCCGAGATGATCTACTTGAATAGTACCACAGCCTTCACATAGGACAATACAGTATAATTTTTGCTCAGTCTGTTCTGGAGTGCTCAATCCTGCAAGATCGCCATTAGGAAACTTCAATTCATCTGCACATTGATTACAAAAGTTTGCCATTTTTCTACTCTCTTTGAGAAAGAGGGGCGGTGCAGCTGCCACACTACACCGCCCATTGTGAGAGTTAAGTCTGTGCTGTCACTTCTCCCACATCGTTGTAGACATCTTCCTTCCCTTCTGCACGTCGCTGCGTAATAGCCATCATTACGCGAGCGTTTGGGGTAAGAGGAAGCAGATCTTCGATGTTGTGCCCTTCGACTTCATGACCAAGAGCCGCGAGGAACTCCTTCAGCCGATACAACGCGTCCTCGGTGATGTAGAAGTCCTTCCTCAAGTCTCTTTTCGAGAGGTCAATACCTTCGAGAAGGCTTGCTTCGATATCTTCTCCGCCATACATAGCGAGGAAGTGAAAACGAACGAAGGGAGTTTTCTTGTTGGACGACTCCCCAAATTCGTAACTCTTCACAACACCATAGTATGTGCCATCGGGAAGGGCCGGCGGCCGCTTTACTTCATCCAGCGGCTTCTTGAGAAGTTCCTTAAAGTTTGGCGTCGCCATGTTTCACTCCTAAGAGTTTCAGATCACTACGGATAAGCGCCGCAGCACGCTCCAAACACGCAGCTGCACGAGGGAGATCATCTCGCTCGTTAGGCTGTGCGCGGGCTCGGGATAGGTGTTGGAGGGCTCGAGTAGCTTCCTCTTGGGCGAGTTCCAAGCGTATATTCCGCATAGCGAGCCTTGCAGATTGAACAGTGAGGTTGCACCTTTGACCTACGCTCACGGCCTGTTCGGAAGATAGTTGTGCTACAATTAGTGCATTGCTCCCGCACGTAGACTGTTCGGTAGCCAGTAATCTTCGACTCTCTATCGCCACCGATACCTGGCCAACCTCGTTGTAGGGTAATCATCCCCTTACCGCCCCGAAGAACTCCGCCATGCCAGTGGCAATGTCGTATTCCTTCTTGACACTGGCCGGCGCGGAAGATTTGAGATGGACTTCACCTTGTGAATAGGTGAAGAGTTTATGCTTCGTCGCGGGGCCTTGACCGACAGTTTCGGCCTGGATGACATTGTTAAAACTCCGAGGGATTTTCGGAAGCAAAGCTTTGCCAACAGCCTCCGGGAAACCCTTGATAACACCTTCCCCGACTTGATCCTTTTGTCCAGCACGATCGCTGGCAAAGGCAATATGACTAATAACTATGACATTGACTTCAAAGGCTTCATCGGCCAGTAATTCAAGAAAACCTTGCACTAAGCGTTGTGCTTGGCCCATGTCACGCTGAAACTCGAAGTCAACAGAGTCCTTGCCAAGACGACCATTCATCATCTGGACCCAATTGAAACCATGCTGACTAAGTTTGCTCAGCGAATCAATTACGAGGATTATCTTATCCCCCCAATTGGCAGGTTTGCCAAGATCAATCTCGCCATCTTTCCAATGATCGAGCATCTTCATGGCGCGGTCCCAGACCGTAGCCTTGGCCGGCATCATTCTTCCGTTGATGTTTTTCATATGCTCAGTGATGGTGCAAAACTGCACCGCAGCATCAATATCGATGTTCTTTGTGCGAAGCTCGGAATTATATGGTGACTCGGGTTTCATCAAGAAGTTCTTAATAATATCAATACCATTGTCGAAGTCGAGAATGCGAAGCTTATATCCAGCCGTGACGAGGGAAACAAGCGAACCGGTCTTGCCGCTTCCGCTATGACCGAGCAACAATAACTTCGTGAAGCGGGCGGATTGGTGTTGAGTTATGCCGGGCATGAGTTTGAGTGTTCCTCTTGTTATATTTCACGAGTGCGAAGTGGGTCCCATATTCTTTTCACATACTTCCCATCAAGCCAATCCTTACGAACGCTTGGGGACTTGCCACAAATCATGCGATATGGACAGCCACCATAATTTCCACATGACTTGTCATTCTGTGGCCACGCATGTTCGTTCAGACCACCTTCCTCTGCGCGCTTAGCGAAGTATTCTGCACTTGTTAGCCAATACTCCAAATCATCCCGCCATTCCGCTAATGTAGACTCGTGTCTTTGGACTGGCCCGCGTTGGAAGCGGGAAAAGGTTATGGCGATCTGAGCCACATCAGCGATGATACCGCGGATAGGTTGAGCATAGACGATACGACCAGCGTATGTGTATAAGGTAAACTGATTATCTGGACTGTAATGCTCGAACCACTCTGGGGTAATGGTTGACTTGGTAGTTTTATGATCCACAATCCAGACATTTTCCTTATCTGTTCGCGCAAGCCGATCAAGATGACCACAGAGAAGCATATCTTCGTTTGTCAGGCCAGACTTTCGGCCTAATTCTAGACGAAAACTCAACTCCACTGCCGGTTTGCCATTTGCCAGGATTACAGTCTCAAGAGGATCATCCTTAAACTGGTCCAAATACCACACAATTGTGCGCATGAGTGTGTATCTGTTCTTGTTCTTGTCATCACTGAACCAAGGACGTTGTAAGTGTACATCCCATGTGTCGATTAGTGCGCGTCTTACGGCCATCCTTATCGATAGGTCATGACCTTTGCCTTCTGCTCGCGAGCGATCGTATTGCTCAAGCGCAGCATGATAGACAAGACCAAATTTTAGATGAATACTCTCATTCCGAGGCACATAGCCCATGACGATATTGTAGTAATAATACCTCGGGCATGTCTTTAATGCGCCGAGACTCGTAGAATCCCATGCTAATTGCAAGCCTGGAAGCTTCTGACTGAAGCTAAGCTTTGGCTCGTTAGAGATCATGATGTTTTGCCTAGACCCAATTGGGCGAGGGTGAGTTTGGGTTTTGCTTCTTTTGTTGGTTTTTCTATTGAGCCTTTTGGAGGCTTTGCTGCTGCAAGGGCTTCCTGAGCAATATATCGTGAACGTTGAGCACGTAGCTCAGCAATAACTCGCTCGAATTGCTGATCTGTTAACTGCAACGGATCAAGGGAGAATAACTCATTGAGTGTATTCTCTCCTGCCGCAATTAGAGCCTTTTCTGCATCATCGCTTGGCATTTTCAGCCTCTGCTTCTAAGCGCTTGAGATAGTCTCGCAGGACAATCCGCATGGCTTTGCTCGGCCCAAGTGTATCCCCAAAAAGTGCTTTCCACTTCTCCCAATCTTCTTTAAAGACTAGGATATGCACACGGATTAAGTCCTCTGTGTTAGCTGTCCTCGGCATCTGCCCCTCGTTTTGTTATCCAGATTTCCGTTCCTGGGCTCGTTCGGCTTCGTTCAACTCGCAAGATCTTCATCTCTCCATCGTTTATATTCCGTATCGCAATTTGACAGGATCGAAGATCGGTCTCAGGATTAGATGAAGCTACAGCAATACCAACATCTGCACGAAGTGCACGACGAAGAATGAGTTCCCAATCTTCTGCACTTGGCATTATACTTGAACCAAACGAGCCAAGGCAAAAGTAGCCATTTGTTTTAATTCTCTCTGAGCATTTAGCAAAAATAGAGGATTGCTAATCACAGCAAGATATGTAAGTCTTCGCAACTCTATTGGTGAAATATCGATGCCATGAGCTGATGCCTTGGCTCGAATGGCATAAGATGCTTCACGCAAAGCAGCACGAAGTATTCTCGGGCTCGACCAGGGTTCTATTTTGCTCAATTCAAAATATTGAGCACACTCCGTTAAATACTCACACCAGCGCACACACTGATATTCCTCCAATGGGCCTAAATCATCAGCTATGGCTGTATAGAGTTGTGTTAGTTGTTCTAACCATAGCTCATTTAATGTTTGAGCTTCTTCCAAGGACATAACCTGTCCTTCGGAGTAAGATTGCGGTGTTGGTATGGGGATGGAATGAAGAGTAAGTGGCACGGTTTTACTCGCGTCATTTGGTTAACGGGATAGTGCCATAGGTGGGCTTTGTGGAATAGGGGGATTTTAATGTCCCATCATTACCTAGGTAACAATGGGACATTAAAATTCCCCCTTACCACTCAGAACGGAATTATATCTTCATCCGAGCCAGGAGCCGGTTCGCAAACATCAGGTAATGACTTATTTGCCAGTTTTGCCGCCGCACGACGCCAATATTGTTCTGCCTTCATACTTGCTCGTAATGCAGCTTCAAGTTTGTTAACATAATCCCATATTCCAGGGTCAGAAGGTGAAGTCTTAAATGATAGCGGGGCATGGGTAATAATCTCATCCCAACTATCTGGAATACTATATTCCATCTGTTTAAACTTTTCAGGATTAACTCGCTCGAGCAACCTTCGAAGTGTCTTATTAGTTTCAGTTTTTCTCCCAACTACAGCAAAGGCAACTTCCAGAAACTCCTGGCTTGGCTGTAAATCCCAGCGATTGTAGTCAAATACAGTCTCTGCTAGACCAGCTTCTGCTGTTAAAATATTGTGAATAAC